TACTCATGAAACGTTCAGCAGCGAAGTAACCGTGATGCGCGTTGCGCTCTCGCAATAATAAGCCAATACATCAACCGCAGCAGCCGTTGTCGTCAACGTTGGTGCCGTACCACCAGCAAACTTGTACTTGCTGCCGCCATAAGCAAGAGTCCTGCTTCCCGTTCCATCCTGCGTCACAACAATCACTCCAGACTGACCGGCAGTCACGTTGCTTGGATCGCCAAGTGTTCTGTTACCAGCAAGAGTCACGCTGAAGTTGTTACCCAAACTCATGTCAACAGCAATCGTTGCTCCATCGGTTAGTGCAACAGGCGTTCCACGCTGTGCTTTCGTGAAGCTCTGAGTAACAGCAAGGCCAGCAAGCGTTGTAGTCGAAGCAGGAATCGTGACGGTAACGTCAGCTCCTGGATCAGCAACACTCAACGTCAATTCATGTGCGTCAGGAGTTGCACCTTCAAAGATCAAGCTGCCGTTGAACGTAGCGTTGCCAACAAACAGTGATGTGCTGTCGAACGTTGCAACACCTCCAACGTCTAACGTCCCGGGAACATCAACATCGTCGGTAAATTCAACATCTGTGCCGTTAGCAGCTGTTTGCAACAGTTGGCGAGCACTGCCATTCGCAAGCTTATTGACTGCAATCTCTGCAGTTGCACTGATGTCCGCATTCGCAATCGCGCCATCGGCAATCATCCCGCTTGAAATTGTCCCAATGTCACCCGTAGTTACAACGTTGCCCGTAACATCTGGGAATGTAATCGTGCGAGCTGCAGTTGGGTTTATAGCCGTAATTGTGGTTTCATATTCATCAACTGCAGAGCCCTCAAACGCCAATACAGTGTTCTGGCCTAACAACACCGTCCCAGTAAACGTGGGGCTAGCAGCAGCAATTTTTTCGCTGTCAAGCTCTTGAATTGCAGCTTGAACATCAGTCGCTGAGATACTTCCAGCAGCTGTAAAACTAATATTTGAAGCAGTCTGACCAGCAATTGCGTTTGAAACGTCAATTAGAACAAAGTCAGCGCCTGCACCTGTAGACAGCAACATATCTGGCGGGGCCAGTGCAACTGAAGGCGCTGCACCAGAACCCGTACCAGAAGTCGAAACAACGACGTAATAGTTTTGGTTGGTAACAGCTGGAGCAGGCAATGCCTGCCCACTCGTAAAACCAGCGGCACTACCCTCGCTTGTCACACTATCAAGCAAGTTCGTAGCGGCGTCATACGTTCCAGCAAGTACAAGGTTGCCGCTGATAATCGTGATTGGTAAGTATGAAGTACCCGTAAAAATGTAAAGGTCTTCATTAAGCTCGTCAAAGAAAAACTGACCCTTGAAATCACCATCAGGGAAAGTAACGACGTTGTCGGTTGAGCCAGCACCGCCGAACTTAGTAATTGAAGCGTCAGCCATTTTTTCGGCTGTGACTGAAGCCGTGCCTAAAAGTGCGCTGCCAATTGTTCCACTTGTAATATTTGAAGCCGAAATATTGGGAATGTCAGAAGCTGCAAGAACCGCACCACTTGAAATATGGCCTTGACCGTCAACCGTTACTTTCGTAAAAGTGCCAGCCGTTGTGCTGTTGCTGTGATTAAGGTTGCCGCTACCGTCAACAGCCAAACCCGTTCCAGGGATAACAGCACCCTTTGCGCTGCTAGTTGCTGCAGGTAAGTCACTAGCCGTTAAAGCACGGCCGCCAGTTACTAAACCTTTGACGCTGTAAGTAACGACATGGTGCGTTGTACTAGCCGTTACATCGTTGTCAACCTCAATCGTGTTGGCGTCCATTCGGAGCCCTTCACCATTGACAATCACGCCACCCTTGGCGCTTGTCGTTGCAACAGGAATATCACTGCCATCAATTGTTCTGTAAGTAACCGCACCACCAGCACCAGTTGGCCCAGCTAAAAACTTGTTGGCCGCGTCAGTGTCATTTTGAGTTGCAGCAATGGCAACGCTTGAACCGGTGGTAGTGACAACAATGTCAACTAGGCCAACCGTGCTGCCAGTCACAGCGTCGATGGAACCAGCAGCTTTTAGGCTCAGCCAAGCTGATCCGCTCCAGCAATACAGCCTGTTGTCACCCGTATCTAATGCCAGTTGCCCCACAAACGCTCCAGAGGTGGGCAGCGTCGTAACTAGGTCAACCGTTGATTCGTCAGCAAGTTTTGCCGCTGTAATCCCATTATCGGCAACCTTCGCAGCAGTAATCGCAGAGTCGGCAAGGTTAGCTGTCGCAATCGCTCCAGCGGCAAACAAGATTTTTGCGCCCGGTATCGCGTCATCAGCAATTAAAGTGACGCCGTTCGCAACCAGGTCGCCAACCGTTAGCTTTTTGGTCTCACTGGCGCTGCCATCGACAACAGCAACTAAATCACCAGCGGCTAGATCAGAGCCACCAAGAGCATTTAGCTCACTAATTTTTAAATCAGCCATGGACGGCTAGCTCCTGGTTAAAATTGCTGCTGCTGTAACGACAGTTTAGCGGTGCTGTCTTGCTCCAAGCGTATGTCACCAGAGTCCTCTTGCAAGAGAGCGTCTGGCGATTGGGTTGACATTCTTAAACGCAGCGGACCTGTCGTTATGAAATCAGCCGTAATTTGAACAGTGCTGTCAGGTGAAAACTGTATGGCGGCTGACGTGATAATTCCCACAACGCGCCACCAAATTTCATCCCCATCGCGATCAGCGTTGTTACCTGGGTTGTAACCGTTCTTTTTAATATAAAAACGCCCGATAAAATTACTGCCAACTTTTGTGCGATGCGCTAGCTCGTACAAATACATTGGCACCTCTTTTTCCGTATCACCGGTATATTCCCAAAAAGCAGTAATACGGCCGGAGCCGGAGATTAAAGTATTGACTCTGGAACGAAACTCATCAGACAGCACCGTTGTATCAACCGTTTCGCGCTCAGTATTTATTTCAAAACTTTGAACTTGAGCCAAAAGACGCGGCGCAGCAGATTCAACAATGACCTTGATAGGTATTGAGTTGCCTGGAGTGGCAAGCGCAATCGCATTTAGTTTGCCGCCACTGACCGCATTGGCAAAACTGTCGTAAAGCCTGATCCCGTCTAGCTCGTCAACATGGACAAATCTTTTTATGCCTGCATTTGTATAGCTATCGACAAAATCAAGCGCACTGCCATCCGTACTTGTAATTTCAACTTGATCGCCTGAAACAAGTTGGCCGTGCTCAAAATCAAAACTAAACCGTTTTTCAGCTGCGTTTACGTCAGAAACATCAATCGTTGACCGCAACTCGCCGCCATCGAAGACACGTCTTAATTCAATTTCGCCAAACGTGCCAAGATATACAGTCATCAGATATTTACGAAGGTTGGAGCGCCACACCCTTGGAACGCAATATCAGCCGCAAAAATTTCACCCACTGACATCGTTAGCGTCACATTCGTAATTATTACCCGCAACTCAATGTAACGACCATCCGCCGACCCATCATCGACCTTTAGTCGAAGACTAGATCGAGCTTCACCTGCTTCGTCACCTTGCAATAAACTCGCGCCAAGTCCAGGGCTTCCGTCTCTTGCTTTAATTACTTTGTTGATAAATGTACTAGCGTTATTTGAATTTATGTTGCCCGAACCATCATCGTAATAAAGAACACGACAGTTACCACTGGTGTTGCGGCCATCAGGCTCGAAAAAATCATCGCTCTGGTTAAGAGTCCTTGTGTTCAGCACAGAAACGGTCGTGCTGACAGTCCAATTCTGCACTGAGGCAATGGTGTTGCCTTCAAGCAACAGACTTCCCTTTGTGCCGGTAAAGAAGGCCATCAGAGCACACCAATCAGATTAACTGTAACAGTGCTAATACCTGAACGCACCTGGGCGATCTGCGGGGGACCTTCGTACCTGTACTTATTCCCAAAAGTCTTTGCGTCAAGCTCACTCGTATTGCTCTCCCAACCCTTCACGTAACCAGTAGGCATAAAGTCAAACGTGCCAAACGTCCCCTGCTCTTCTTGGTAGTGGTCTAAAAACAGCTTGGCGTTAGCGTCCGGGATGTTTGCGTAAGTCAGAGACAGCTTCATGTTGGTGCGGTTGCTGCCGTACAAAATCCTATGCTCAACGCCGTTTTGACTCTTAAAGACCTTGACGGGAAAGTCGCCAGCGTCATACGTGCGAGCGGTAGGGACTAAATCAGGGAAAGCCATTAGACATCCTCCACTTCTACAGAGTTGGGGTCTTCAACGAATTTGGCAAGCTCACTAGCTCCATCGCTAGTGCAATCATGCTCAGAAGCCACAATATCCACTGTGCCCTCCTGCGAAAACGTTAACTGCTCAACAACATAAACGTTCTCGCTCCTGTTGCCGCTTTGGATGGTAAACACAGAATCGTGGAATCTGGTGTCAGCCACCCTCCCACCGCTAATTTCCATCTGCCCATCGTCTACGTCTTCTGAACCTACTTGAAAGAAGGTGACGCTATACATTCCGTCAGGAAGGCTTTCGACACTTGTCACCGCCCCTGATGAACTGACCGTACCATTATTTGCGCTTCTGTACGGAGAAGACTCAGTAATAACCTTTATGTATGAACCCGCTCTTAAATTCAAGCCTTCTATAGTTGTCGAAAAACTAATCGTATGAGTGACAAACTTGCGAAGACCTAAGAAGTATTGTGCGACCTTAACAGCGTGACGCCTAGACGTGCAGAACTGTGTCAGATCAAAATTTTCTTCCGGCAAGTTTGCTGATGGGCTGCCTTTTATTTTTACTTTCATAACTCTCTCTTCTGGAAGTTTGTTGCGCGACTCAAACCGATACCGAACCGTAGCTATAAAGTTTCTGCGCTCTTCGCTTCTTAAATATTCAAGCTTGTAACTGTCTTCCAAAATATTCCCTGACGTAAACAACTGATCAATTGGTACTGGCCCGGTGTTGATGTGACCGCTTGCTTTGTTGTACGGAAGAGCTGGCAGCAGGGAAAACTTCCCATCCATCATTACGAAGTTGCACAAGAAATAAGGCGCAGTGTCTGTAATGTATTGGCGAAGGTTTGTGCGTTCTGTAATTGCTCCATTGAAAAACAATTCTTGCTGGTGAATGAACCTAGCGGCCTCTTTGAAATTATCTACGTTCAGCAAAAACGCATTGTCTGGGGTCATATCCATAAGGTTGCCCGCTCCACCTTGCCTGTCGGTCAGCAGATAAAAGACGAGGTCGGAATATAAGTGGCTTGGGCCAACCGACGCTTGGTAGTACAAATCGCCTGGTTCGTCATAAGGGTTATTTGAAGAAGCAGTCGCATCAGGGTGCAAACGTTTTACAGGTATTCCCTGCCCGAGCCAGCAACGCAGCTGGTCCAAGCTTGTAAAGTTACGGCTAGCCTTAAGCGAT